GGCCGTGGCAGTTGATGGTCGCTGAGCGGCTGCTCGAGGTGGATGCCGAGGACAGGTTCTGCTGGTCGGGTGGGTTGATGGTGGTGATGCCGCGGCAGCTGGGGAAGTCGACGTTGATGTCGATGCTGGCGTTGTGGCTGGCGCATGACTTGGGCCGCGTGGTGGTCAGTACGAGTGACACGTTGCGGACGACAGACAAGGTGCAGGCGCCGTGGCGGCGGTGGGCGACCGAGGCTGGGTTCAAGGCGAAGGCCAGGTTCGATCAGCCTGAGATCGACTTCGGTCGAGGGCGGTGGACGGGGCAGGCCGCGAACGAGCACCTGGGGGTCGGTATGACTGTGGATGCGGGGCTGGTGGATGAGGCTTGGGACGTGCCGGAGGTGGCGGTGACGAGAGCTCTGGCGCCGGCGATGTCTGCGGTGCCGTCGCCGTTGCTGCTGCTGACGTCGACGGCGTCGGTGGGCAGGTCGCCGCTGATGGACAGGTATCGGGCGGCGGCCGAGCGTGGGGCCCGGAATGTGGGGTTGGTGGAGTGGGCCGCGCCGGATGGCGCGGACTGGCGGGATGAGGATGCGTGGCGGCAGGCGCACCCGCACTGGACACCGCAGCGCCTGGACTATCTGCGGCAGCAGGTGCAGGTCCTGCCGCCGGAGGACTTCCAGTCGCAGTACCTGTGCATCCCGCAGGACCGCAAGAGGCGCACGGACGCGCAGCCCCTGATCGCCGCCGACGTTCTGCACGGCCTGCGCCGGGTTGGGGTGCAGCCGTCCGGGCATGTTGTGGGGGCTGTGGAGGACTGGCACGGCCGCGAGTCCGGTGCGGCGCTGGCGTGGATGGACGACGACCAGGTCGTCGTTGTCGGGAAGCGTTTCGAGCGGCTGGAGCAGTCGTTCGCGTGGGTCGCCCGCTACGCGAACGAGGTCCTCGTCGGCCTGATGTTCCGGGACCACCCGCAGGCGCAGCAGCTCGGCGCCACCGGTGTCGGGACCCGCGAGACTGTGAAGGCGCTGCCGCTGCTGCGCCGGCTCGCCGCGGAGGGGAAGTTCGCGTGGGACGGTGACGACCTCGCCGACCAGCTCGTGCCGCTGCGGGTCGCCGAGAAGGACGGCGTCCTGAAGATCGTGGAGGGGTCGCACTTCATCGCCCGCCCGGCGGCGTGGGCGGTGATGCGCCACGTCCACGCGCCGGCGGTAGCGCCCAGCGTGTTCTGACCGGTAGCCTTGCTACCAGTTCGCCAGGTCGGCGCCCTCCGAGATCAGGAGTCATGCTGGTGCCGACCGTCACCCGAGCAACGTGGGGCAGCACAACCAGCCCCGTCCGAACAAACCTTCCCTACCCCGGCTTCGTGGGTGGGATGCCGCCCGGTGTGGCACCGTTCACGCCGCAGGGCCAGCTGCTGACGAACATGCCCGACTCGTGGGAGCTCGAGCAGGGAGGCCCCGCCGACTGGTGCGGCGACATCTCCGACAACGGGTCCCCGCCGGCGTGGTGGCTCGGGGTCGCCCCCGAAGGTAACTACCCGATCGGGCCGCACGGCCCGTGGGCGCACGGGTCCTGGGCCCGCGCCGTTGTGGTCCGCGCGACCGAGCTGATCTGCGACCCGCTGGTGTCGGACCCGTTCAAGACCGTCCGATCCGGCACCATCAACACCGCGGTAACGGCGGAGCAGCTGCAGCCGCGCCGGTGGATTACCGACCCGCAGCTCCTGCGGCCCGACGACCGTGCCGGCACCTCGACCGTTCCGCACGTCAACCGGCTCGCCCGGTCCACGTTCTGGCGCGAATGGGTCCGCGAAGCGCTGTGGCGCGGCATGGGATTCATCTCCACCGACCTCGCAGCCGACGGCACCCCCGTCCCCGGGACGATGCTGCTGCACCCCTACACGTCGATGACGTGGCACGAGAACGCGTGGTGGGCGTCCGACCCTGTCACCGACCTGGACGCCATGTGGCGGTTCGACCCGTTCACCGGCCTGAACCGTCTGGGCCGGCACCTCGTGATCCTGCGGAACCCGCACTCCCCCGTCGACGCCTACGGCCACACCCTCGGCGTGTTCGACCTCAACCCGCAAGCGTTCCGCATGGCCGCAAGCGTCGACCAGTACCTGGCGCAGACGTTCCGCGCCGGCGTCCCCAACGGGTACTTGAAGGTGACGCAGCCGAACATCACGCAGCCGCAGGCAGACGACCTGAAGCGGCGGTGGATGGACGCCCACGGCCGCAGGCGCAGCATCGCCGTCCTCAACCAGTCCACCGAGTTCGTGCCGCTGACGTGGTCGCCGGTCGATGCGAACGTGCAGGAGATGAAGCGACTGGCGATCGCCGATATCGCGTTCGCGTTCGGCATGGCCCCCGAGGTCCTCGGCGTCAGCCTCGGGATGTCGGGGACGTACAGCAACATCAGGGACTGGTGGCGGCTGCATCGCGACTTCGCGCTGTCGCCGTGGGTCGACCAGATCGGCGGCGTCCTCTCCTCCTACGCCCCCGCGGGCACGAACATCATCGTGAACCTGGACGCCCACACCCGCCCCGACATTTCCGACCGGGTGGACATCTTCGCCCGCGCTGTCGACGCCGGACTCGACCCGCAAGCCATGAGCCAACAGCTCGACCTGCCCTGGAACGGGGGAACCACCGATGCTCAGGCATGAGTTCCAGGTCCGCGACACGACCGTCGCCGGCCGCACCGTCCGCCTCGCCTGCGTCCCCTACGACACCCCCGCCCCCGTCGCCGACGCCAACGGCGACCCGTACCTTGAGCAGTTCCAGCGCGGCGCGTTCCGGAACGTCGTCAAGGCCCCGCACGTCGTGCAGCTGCTGCACGACCACCGCCCCGGTGTCGGCTTCGGGTACGCCCGCAGCCTCACCGAAGAGGCCAAGTACCTCGTCGGTGAGTGGCGCGTCCCCAAGAGCGAACCCGGCGACCAGCTCCTCGCCCTCGTCACCGACGACCAGCTGCGCGGCGTGTCCGTCGGGTTCCAGCCCGGCGACCACCCCGAGGACAACGTGTGGATCGACAACGTCCTCACCCGCCGCTACATCGCCCGCATGCCCGAGGTCAGCCTCACCCCGGCCCCTGTGTACGGGGACGCGAAGGTGCTGGAGATCAGGGCGCAGCGCGAGATCGCGGCGGCCAGGACACGCGAACGGGAACGCTGGCGCTGGCGCAGCCTGCTGCTCTAGACTCTCCGGTGAGGCGTGGCCCCCAGCTTCGGGCTGGTCCCCACGGGACGTGAACACACCATCCCGCAAGGAGACCCCGCACATGCCCGTTATTGACACCCTCGAGCAGCAGCTGAAGGACGTGCAGGAGCGCGCCCAGGCCCTCATCGACGGCGACAGCTTCGACCCCGACAACCCCGAGTACCGCGCGTTGAACGACGAGGCCGAGAAGCTGACCCGCAGCATCCGCGCCCAGTCGGAGTGGACGCAGCGCAAGGCCACCACCGACGAGGCAACCACCGTGATCCGCCGCGCCCAGATGCGCGCCCAGCAGACCGCCGACCACGACCAGCCCCTCGGCTCGTGGGGTGAGCTGTTCACCCGGTCGCAGCAGTTCCAGGGCTACAACGGGTACGGCACCTCCGGCCGCGTCGACGTCCCCAACCTCGAGACCCGCGCCGTGTCGCTGCCGATCAAGACCACCGACCTCCCGTCGGGTCTGCTCGCCGGGAACCGGTACCTAGAGCAGGCCGCCGGCCTGTACCCGCTGCTCAACCTCATCCCCACCGTGCAGACGTCGCTGAACGCGTTCCCAGTGTGGGGCACGCAGATCAGCGACGGTGGCGCCGCGGTGGTGCCCGAGGGTGACGCGAAGCCGCCCCTGGACATCGCAGAGGCCAAGATCGACGTGAGCCTCGACCTCGTCGCCGTCTACACGCAGGCGACCCGGCAGGTCCTCGAGGACGTGGCGATGGCCCGCAGCATCATCGACACGCACCTGCGTCGCGCGGTCCTGAAGAAGTTCGAGGAGCTGGCCGTGGCCGCGCTGCTCGCCGCGAACCTGCCGACCGCGTCCGCACCCCACTCCGGTGGCACCCTGCAGGGCGCGATCCGGCTCGGCATGGCGAAGGTGCAGGCCGCCGGCTGGAACCCCACCGTCGTGGCCGTGAACCCCGACGACTCCGCGAGCATCGACGTCGCCGCGCTTGGTAACCAGTGCTGCAACGGCGACAACTACTGGGGTCTGCGCGTCGTCCCGGTCAACGGGCTCACCGCCGGCACCGCGATCGTCGGCGACTTCGGGTCCGGCGCCACCACCTACGAGCGGTACTCCGGCGTGTCCCTGTTCGTCACGGACTCGCATGCGGACACGTTCATCCACAACGTGTTCACGTTCCTCGCCGAGGCGCGCCGCAAGACCGTCATTGAGCGGGTGGACGCGTTCGCCAAGGTTGACGTGGCATCTTCCTAGGACGCGGAGGTGGCGCGCATGACACGCCCGCACCAGATGTGGACGAGGTCGCCGTGACCATCGACCCGGCCCCGCAGAAGAGGAAGCGCCGGACAGGGAAGGCCGCGACGTGAGACCCACGTTGGCCGAGGTGGTCGCCCGCATCCCCGGAGGGACAGAGGATGCGGTGCGACCCCTCTACGACGCCGCCTGGGCGCAGCAGTGCCACTACTGCTGCACCGACCCCTACCATCCCGACCTCGCCGAAGCCCTGCACCGCAGGGTCGCGAACCTGTGGGCATCCAAGGGCCACACCCTCGGTGTGCTAGACACCGGCACTGAGTTCGGCGTCCAGTACGTCCCCCGCTACGACCCCATGGTTGAGATGCTTGAAGGACCCCACCGGAAGATCCCGGTGGCGTGATCATGGTCCGCGAATCGATCATTGACACGATGGTCCGGCTAGCGACGGACCTGGACGACGGCCAGGGCAAAGGCATCGGCCCGAACAACGTCCCACTCCACATGCCGCCGATGGATAAACGCCCCATCGGTGTCCCAGCCATCATCATCAGCCTCCCCGACATCATCGACTACGCCGGCACCGTCGGCGGCTGCCCCCACTACGACATGCGGGTAGAGCTGCTGGTGGTCGCCGAATCGACAGTCGGGGTGGACCTCCCAGGCACCGTCGACGCCGTCCTCGCGATGCTGGACAACGGCCACTACAAGGTGACCGGCGGCAGTCCCACCACCTGGCAGCCACCCGACACCCCGTCACCCCTGCCCGCCTACGCACTCACAGTGGAGTAGCCATGCCCACAAAGACCCAGACCGACGCCGTCCTCACCCTCAGCCTCAACACCGGCACCGGCCCCCCCGTCGACTTCGCCTGCCAGCTCTCCAGCGCGTCGTTCACGCAGCCCGGCCCCGGCTCCGTGGAATCGGTGAAGGTCGCATGCGGCGGTGACCCCGTCGTCGTCGCCGGCGCCGAAACCACCCCCGGCGCGATCACCGGGGAGGTGTTCAAGGACTTCACCGCCGCCGGCATCAGCACGCTGCTCGCGAAGGCCGTCGAAGCCGCCACCACCACGGGCACCGTCGACCTGACCTACACCTACACCGAGAACCACGGCACCGACCACGAGGTGTCGTGGACAGGGAAGGCCACGGTGGACCCGTTCGAAATCCCGTTCACCCCCGGGGAGCTCGGCCGGCACCAGCTCAACCTGCCGATCCTGACCGCGACCGGCACCTACCAGCACACGCCCTGATGATCCAGGTCGATCGGACGGCGCTGCTCGGTGCCGCCACCGCGATGAAGCGGCTGGAGGCAGACGAGCGGAAGAACGTCGCCCGCGTCACCCGCACCACGCTGACCCCGGCGTGGCAGCGCCTCATCCGCAACAAGGTGCGCACGGCGCAGCAGCGGAAAACGTTCGGGAAGGGCCGGGTCGGCATGTCGGCCGGCGGGAAGGGCACCCTGGTCGTGCAGTACGGGCGAGGCATGTCCGGCACCCGCCGAAACGACATGGGCCGCCCGGAGGCGTACTGGCTGAACCTGGTCGACGCCGGGTCACGCCGCCGGTACGGCCGCACCGGGCAGCTGCCGCCACACCGCGGGTCCACGATCGTCACCCCGTCGATCAAAGCGTTCTCCGGGTATGCGGCGCAGGCGTGGCTGTGGGCTTTGGCTGAGGCGCTCCGCGACACCGGCATCGCTGAGGACGCCTGATGGCCCGCGGCATTCAGATCCCGTTCACGCTGGACGTGCGCCAGTGGCGCAAAGGCATTCGCACTGTCGAGCTTGACCTGGACG